AAACAGATTGTTCTTTAGTTCCATCAGTGTGTAACGTACCATTCATATCTTTAAATTGCAAGTTAGTGGATATTTCCATAAGTTTCATTTCTCTTTTCACTTTCATTTGAATAGCATCAAAAGCCTTAATTAAATTTATACTCATGGCTTTATTATTATTATAATCAATTTTGTTTTCATTAAATCTCATAAAATATTCATTGCCAAAAAGTAAATGAGTTCCAGTAAGGCCATAAGGCCAAGTTTTAGCATTAGCAATATTGTTACAATACCATGGGCCGTTCATTAAATTATAGGCAAGATCATCTAACCATTTTTTATCAAAAACATCCTGATGAATTTTTAGTTCGTCCATTTGCTATTTTACCTTTATTTATACCTTTCTTAATAATGTATTCTTGTGTTCCGTTCGCACCTATCTCAACTTCTTTACGAAGGTTTTTAAACAGATTTTTTTCTTTTTCTTCCTTTTCTTTTTTTATTGAAAAGGTTTCTAATAATTTTGTATCCCGCATAACATATACTATCTATTTTTAATGAGATATTGTCAAGACCAGCAAAAAATTTATATACTAATTTATCTAACATTTCCATCTTCTCCTAGCTTGTCTAATTCTAGAATTAGGATCATTTTTTGTTTTGGCAGAAGATCTTTTAAGTTGACCTAACGATCTTGCACAATAAGACTTTCTACGTTTAGCATCTTTAGAACCTTTTTTAACTTTACCTGTTACAGCTGTTTTTAATTTACTACCGGGATTAGCTCTTCTATATGCAGCTACTCCTTTTGCTGTCATACCGGCACCAGATTTAGTAGGTCTATAATTAGCTCCAGGGCCTTTTGTAGTTTTTCTAATCATTATTTTTTCTTTACAAATGTTTTTACGTTAGTGGGTTTACCGCCTGGATTACCCGCTGCTCGTTTTCGTTTGACAGCAGATGCCTTTTGCCCTTTTGTCATCCGTGTGGCTTTTGCAAGTGGTACGCATTTCGGATATTTTCTTTTCGATCCCTTGCTTCTTCCACAAGGTTGGTATTTTCCATTTTTCTTTGGTGCTCCAATGTCTACCCATTTCTCGGATACCCATTTTCTTAATCCACCCTCTGAATAATATGAACGCATTATACATCAACCATCATCGTTAAATCTTCATCAACGATTAGACCTCCGTTAGCAGCTTTTTTTCTTTTACCTTTTTTACCACCTGGAGTAATTTTACCAGAGCACACACCGGACGCATACATGTTAGCATATGCAGAAGGATAAACTTTAAATTTTCTTTTTGCTGCTGCTTTTCCTTTTGGACATAGTTTTGCCATAACTACCCTTTCAAAAATCCTTTAGGTATTGTTCCTTTAGGATAATAACTATTATAAGATTTGTTTCCTACTTTTACTCCACCTAAACTGGAACCACCCATAAAACTACCTGAGTAATCTCTTTGAGCTTGTCTAACCATATCATTTTCTCCAGAACCTTTAGAAAAATATTTTCTACCTTCTAAAGCCGCTACACGCGCAGGTTTCTTAACCTGTTTTTTCTTTTTTTTACCTTGCATTGAAGCAATAAGTTTTTGTATAGCTTTTTTAGATCTGGCCATTACTTATTTATTTTTCCAGATTTTTTAGCTTTAGAACCAAACTTACCATAAGACTCATCTCTTGATGCTTTCAATTGCTTTGGAGTTCTTTTCTTTTTAATTCTCATTGCAATAGATTCATCTTTTCTATCTTTGTAACCTTGTTTCATTTTTTTCTTTTTAACAGAACCACCTTTTTTATACATAGCTCCGCCTCTCATACCCATGTCATCTTTGTAGTAACCAGACTCCATGTCTTTTCTAGCAGTAGACATTGATCCACCACCCATTGCTCCTGCACGTCCACCTTTGTTAAATCTGAATCTTGCAGGTCTTACATTGTTTTGTCTCATAGTTTTTCTCCTTATTTTTTTCCGTTACGGAAAATTTGTGTACCCTTTATACCATAAATTGACGCTACGACAAGGATCCATAAATTTGTGAACCATGTAGGGAGCGACTGGAAATGCTCAAAGAAAACTTTTATCTTGTCCATAGCCTGTACGTCGTCAGAAAAGACTCCATACGCCAAGACCAGAATTGGAAGTGTCAATATTACGAGAACCGCCTCGTCCTTATAATCTGATTGTCTAGCTTCTAACAATTTTCCCTGGTAAGCTTCCTCACCACGAGCTTGTCTTTCAGCATGCAATAGCTGTGCATCAGACATTGCAATTTTTGCCTTCTGCTTGTTAGCATAAATTTTACTTCCAGCAGAAACGGCTAATTTGATTGCCGATAACCACATGTTAGTACCAAGTAGCTGTTTTCTTTTTGTCTTTTAGCATTCTCTTAGTTCCTCTGACCTCAGTTTTATCTCCTGTTGGTATGTAGTTTCTTGGCATACCATTTGCAGTAGTTATAGATCTTGGATCCAACTCAATATTTTGAGAAGGAATGCCTATTTCAGACTGTGAAAAAGATTTATCTTTTTTGTCCATATTTTCTCCTTATTTTTTACGTAACTTACCTAATGTTATAGCAAATCTAGCTCTTTGTCCAAGTTTTCCTGGTTTCTTAGCTGCTGCTTTTAATTTTGACTTAGGAATTGTCTTACCTTTTTTAACTCCTAAAGATTTTCTTAAAGATCCTGGTTTTTTTATTGCTTTTTGAATAAATTTTTTATCTTTTGCCATTTTTCTTCTTTTTTGTTTTAGGAATTACACCTCTAGCCATTAAGATGTCTTTTTTTGTAACTTTTCCATCTCCAGAAACATCAGGAAACGATTTTTTCTTCTTAGTCATTTTTTTCTTCATCTATTTTCTCCTTCATATTTTTCTATTTCAACACTTGGCATCATTTTATCTACATTTGGAATAGATTTGCTCAAAATTGTTTTTTCAATTGATGTATCAGCTCTTAGTTTTGCTAATTCTTCGTTCTGTTCCAACTTATTTTCAGAGTTTTGTTGGTTCATCATAGCTCTCATACGATCAAGATTGATTCTTTCCTGACCTTCAACCTTTTTACGTTCATTATCAGCTGCTCTAAGATCTAATTCTCTTGCTCTTAACTTAGCAATTGGGTCATTACCAATACCAGATGTAATTTCTCTTTCTTCTTTTAAGAATTCTTCCATCATTTCAGCAATCAACACAGCTTTTCTAGCTTCAATACGCAAAGTTATTTGTCTAAGTTGTTCTGCAACTTGTGGATTGGCCTGAGCCATCGCTGCCATCTGTTGCATTTGCGGAATCTCATCTGCAAACTCTATTTCAATTTGTTCTTGTGCCATCAAACTTATGTGCTCCATAATATTTTTTTCCATAGCAGCCATAATCATTGGATTATTTTGTGCCATGTTAGTTGCCATAAAATTTAAATGCGAAGTCATATGCGCTCTGTGGTCTTGTCCTGGAAACGCATTAAATGGTTTACCAGATAAAGCCATAATATTTTCTAAAGCAGGGTCCATTGGAGCAGGTGGTTGAGGTTTAACTAAAACCTGATCAATATTTTTTACACCTAATGCTTCATACATATTTCTATACGCTGCATACATGTTGTGCATTTGCGGATTAGAGGTTGCCAGCTGCAACTCTGTTTGTGCGAGGGAAATACGCTGAGTCTGTGAAAAGATGTTGGGATCAGCAACTGGCAAAATATCTACCCGATCATCAAAATCAGTTTGTTTAACAAACCTTTGACCCCCAACTACGTCGTACGGATATTCCGGTGGTAGATATAACTTGAATACTCTTGCTAATAATTTGAATTCATTTTTTAACGAAGAGTAAATTCTTTTGTGAATAGCTGACATCGTTCTACTTCCACGTTCTAATAACGCAACTGTAGTTCCAACCGCAGCTTGTTGATTACCATCACCAACTTGTAGATCAGCAATTGATGCAAATCTTTGACCAGCATTTACTACAATACCCATAAGGTTTAGTAGTGTAGCTGATGGTTCTTTAAATGGTAACATCATAAATGAATCTTTTAAATTTCCACCTGGTGCATCTACATCTCTAAATTCACCTGGTTGAATAGACTGTGCATCATCTCTAATTCTAATACCACGCATTTTAAATCCAGCAGGTAAATTAGATAAAGTACCTGCGTCCAATAACTGACGGAGTGCTGCAGTTGCAGTTCTGCTCAATCCGCCAATCATATGGATTAAACCAAAGCCATAAAAGCCTAGTCCTGGAAGAAACTTAAAGTGAGTAAAGTATGGTATTTTAGTTTTTTCTGGATCACCAATTTCATAGTTACGTCTAATAGCTAAAACATTTCTTGTTGCTTCATCAACTGTTACTATGTATGGAATTTTAATTCCTGAAGGTTCACCTGTTTCGTCAGCGTCTTCAAAACCTTCTATATCTAAATTAACATGACATTCTAAAAGAGTGTAAACATCATCGTCTTGTGTTTTTCTTTGACCTTCTAATTCTCTCTCTTTTTTTTCAACGTCATCTTCAACTTGTCTTGGAGATCCTAAATCAATATCTAAATAGAAACCTGCAACTTGTTGTTTTCTTAATTCGTTCTTAGAAACTTTTACCCGATGGATGATTGCCTCTGCATCGTCTAATGAGGTAGCCGTGTAG